CCTGTGGCTACCCAAGACAATATTATGGATATCATGGAAGGTGATCATGACGAAACAAGTGTTTCCCTCAAAGTGTTCAAAAAGGGAACAACGACACCGGTTTTGGACAAAGTTGTGGCCGGAAGCCAATTGCGTTCAGACATCACAGTAACAACTAGGGAGCCCTAATGTTTGAAGTCACAATTGAAAAAGATGGAAAGTCATACACCATCAAACAGGTAAAAGACGCTCAATTTCCTTTTTGGTTTGAGAATGAATCTGGTGAAGGGATGGGCATGAGTGAAATAAATATGTTTGACCTTCTTGATAAAGCATTTAAGGAAAATTTTTAAATGCACTTTCAATTAATGCCACTCCATTGGGGATTGGTGGACAGAACATTGACCGTTTCAAATGTGGAGCCTGAAAGCAGAGTGATTCCGCCGGTGAGAGGTAGCGATTTGACGCAGACCATCAAAACCAGTTCCCAGGTCGAGCGTGTTTCTGGTGCTGGATCGGTGAAGCGGGTCAGCGGATCAGGTACAGCAAAGATTGTCGGTGGTGGTGGAAAAACTTGTCTATAGGTGAAAAATGTCAGCGATTCCAATAATCAGGCAGGGTGAGGATCTTGAATTTGTTTTTGATCTTGATGGTGATGATATCAGTGGTTGGGTTTGTTTGATTGAGGTCAAAGTATTTCCTGATGATGTCGCGTTGATATCGAGGGTGATTCCACCCACAGGCAGTGAATGGCAAGGTGAATTGACATCGACAGAAACTGCGGCTTTGGCTGTTTCAACCGATTCTCCATATTATTTGATTGGCAAGCTGACCAATTCATCCACCGACCAGGAACGGCAAATACCGAAACGATTCCATGTCTCACCGGCATGGGCATAAGGAGCTTATGAGATTAACTATTGATTTATTCACGACTCGGAAAGATGGAAAACTTAACCTGGATGGCCGGGTGCTGAATTTTGACAAAGATTTTAGGGCTCTGTCCGACAATGAGCAATTAGCGGTGGTTGCCACACTTAAAAATGATTTGGAGAATCTTTTGAAAAAGGGAACATCCATTCAAACCCGGAGAGCCGGATTGAATTAATACTGATTTTGTGAAACTGGTATGAAGCTGGTATGAAAGACACGCTTAAATAAGAAAGTTATTTAGAACCAAACATTTGGAGGAAAATAACATGGAAACAAAGATGAGTTCATTTAATAAGAGTGACAACGGCACGAAGCCGGGGCGCGGGAGGGGCACCAGGCGGAAAGTGACGAAACCAAGAAGGGGAAGGAAGCCAAGGAAATAATGAGCAGGCCACTACAATACAAAAACCCGGATGAAATGCAGGCAGTCATTTATGAGTATTTCAAGGGGTGTAAGTCTAATGGTGAGGGTGTGGGGGTGGAGGGCCACAAAGAGGCAGAAATCACCCCTGATGTCCACCCAAGTATTATTGGAATGTGTGTGGCTTTGCAGTTGTCGTATACGTCACTTAGTAATTATGAACAGAAGGATGAATTTGTTGGAACTATAGAGCAAGCAAAACAGGTGATTGAGGCATACAACGTTCAAAGGCTCTATGACAGTCAGGTAACAGGTGTAAAGTTTGTGTTAATCAATGGATTCAAATGGAAGGACAGACAAGAAATTGAGCATTCTGGCGACATTGGACACAATGGCGGAGTATGCAGGGCTTCTGAAATACTCCAAGGATTTATCGAAAGCCGACAAGTTGACCCTGATGAGAGAACTGGCTAGGACTGACCTGTTCTTTCTGATTCGATACGTGTTTGGGCGATTAGATATTGAACGGCAATGGCTGTTCGAAAGGTGCCGTGAAGTGCAGGCATCCCCGAATGGACACCTGGACCTATGGGCAAGAGAGCATTACAAATCAACGATTATCACCTATGGCAAGACCATTCAGGATGTACTGGCGAGTCATGGTGACGACCCATTGGTTGAGTGGAATGGCAGGGAAGTAACGGTTGGCATATTCAGTCATACCAGACCGATAGCAAAGGGATTTCTCCGGCAGATAAAGATGGAGTTTGAAAGCAATCAGGTGTTGCTTGATTTGTTCCCCGATATCCTTTACCGCGACCCAAAGAAGAATGCCCCGAAATGGTCAGAGGATGATGGCATTGTCGTTAAAAGAAAGACCAACCCCAAAGAATCAACGATTGAGGCGCATGGCCTGGTCGATGGTCAGCCTACTTCGAAGCATTTCTATATCCTTGTTTATGATGATGTCGTGACTTTGGCCTCGATCACATCCCCGGAAATGATGAAGAAAACCACAGAAGCATGGGAGAACTCAACGAACTTGGGTGTGCGCGGTGGGTTTGAACGCTACATTGGCACCAAATACCATTTCAATGACACCTATAAGACCATGATGGCGAGGGATGCGGTGAACGCAAGGATACATCCAGCCACTATTGATGGCACTTATGATGGTGAGCCTGTGCTGTTGACCAAGGAAGAACTGGCAGAGAAACGCAAGAAGCAAGGGCCATACACCTTTGGCTGTCAGATGTTGCAGAATCCGAAAGCTGATTCAGTCCAGGGATTCTTGGAAAGCTGGATGAAGTTTTATAGCGGAGTCAAGACCGGTCAGGGCATGAACATTTATATTCTGGTTGACCCGGCCAACGACAAGAAAAAGAAATCAGATTACACCGCAATGTGGGTGTTGGGCAGGGCACAGGATGGGAATGATTATGTGCTGGACATTGTGAGGGACCGATTGAACCTGACCGAAAGAACAACAAAGCTGTTTGATTTGCACAGGAAATGGCGGTTCCCTGGCAAGAAGGTTCCTGCGGGGTATGAACAATATGGCAAGGATTCAGACATTGCCCACATCAAAAGCAAGATGGATGATGACAGCTACCATTTTTCCATTCCTTTTGCGGATGGCCCGTAAAGACCACCCGCATCAGGTTATTGAGGACAATCCCCAGGATCAACGGTTACGCCATTATAGGTGATAATGCCAACCTCCCCGGTGTGCATGTCTGGTTCTTCCAGGCATTGCCCGGTAAGCTCACTGGAAGTTATATGAACAATAGAATCCCCCCGGCTTATTATTCCGATATCCCCGTTATTTTTAATAACCGAGTTTTCAATTGTCATTCTAACGGGGTGATCAAGATATGATGTGTCGGTATCAACCAGCAGGCCAGTGTAGCCATTGCCAGAGATAGAGGTGTCGGTCATAGTAACGACCTTAACCCCGAAAATAGCGACTCCGCCATAGTCAATGCTTTCCACGTTTGAACTGTTGTTATCATAAATAATTGAATTGGCAATGGTTGCGCTTTCGCCATCAATAAGCTGCATACCCTGATCTTTATTGCTGTGAATTAAATTCCATTTCAGTTCAACATTCAAAAAATCGTTGGCTGCCATAAACCCGAATCTGTTGCTGTAGCTTTGGCTGTCTGTCAATTCCATGCTTGAACCGGCTCCCACATAAAAACCGTTTTTGTCGTTCTGCAAAGCCTTGGACTTGACAATCGTTAGTCTGCCGCCATCAATGGCGCGGAAACCATCTTCTGAATTTTTCTTCGATTTTGAATTATAAATATGAATATGGGAACCTGCACCAATAGCAATAATGCCGATGCCATCCCCATGCTTGCCATCATCCGTCACAAAATCCGTCCCTGCATTTTTCACCGTTGTATTGATGATGTAGGCGGTGCCGGGTTCATTCATTTCAATACCATGCTTAAACCCTGTCGCGTCAATTTCCAAATTCTTTAAACGATCACCAGCTTTCAAGTAAATTTTTGCCCTTGTCTGTGAATCTTCTGCAAATGCAATGGTAGAACAAAATAAAACAATAAAAATAATGGCTAACTTTTTCACGGTAAACCTCCTGGTTTAAGTTTGGTTTGGATCATTCGCTGGCGGGAGCGGTTTTCATGCTTTCCCCTTTCTGGATTTCTTTATTATTATTTTCAGAGTCCTTCTTAATGCTTTTTTCTTTTTTTCCCAGTTCTTTTTTCTTAGTAATTTCCCCCTTTCGTTTGGTGGTCATTTCATGAAAAACCAAAAGCCTAATCGGGTCATAT